ACCGATCTGATACCCGCCTGAACCGTTTGCGATAGGCATGTCAATGTTTCCTTTCGGTTAGAGGGTCAGCCCCAAAGCCGCGTGGCCATTTGAGGACGGATAACGCCGTAGCCGTACAGCACGTCAATACGGCAAGGCAAGCGGTCGTTGTTGATGTCGTACTGGCGCACAACACGCATAGAGATACCGTTGTGAACCTGGCGGGACGCCATATCAACGCCTTGCGGCAGCAACAAATCGGCAGTTGCCATCGTAATAGCGTCTTTGTGGTACACCAAGTTTTGCGGAAACGCGGTGGACGCCGCGCCCAGGAACGTAACCACCGCACCGGACTGCGGGAAGCTGTCCACCGTGGCCAGAGCGTTCGTAGCGGTGAACATGGCCGGGCTGATAGAGACGTTGGTGTACGCGCCGCCAGAAGCCGTGTTGGCCGCCAGCACCACGAACTGTTGAAGCGACCCGGTGGATTGACGGGTCTGCGGGTTGACCGCGAACACGCCGTTTACCGTGAACACATCGCCCGCCGCGATCACCTGCGTACCCGTGCCTGTGATGTTGATGGTGGCTTGGCCCTGCGTGGCAACAGTCGTAGTGACCGTGTGTGCGCCCGTGCGGGTGCCTGTAGTGAACTGCTGGACGGACTGCGACATATTGATTTCGTCGTAACCCAACACGCCTTCACCCATCATGCCGCTTTTGAATTGGCGAGAAATGGTATTGGCAGGGCTAAACAACCCCTTCAAACCTTCCACCAAGCCCGCGTTAGCCGCCGGGTTGACCGTGGCGTAACGGTTTGGCATCATCGCCGCGAACTCGTTCAACTTCTGCTGGGCTTGCAGAAGCACGAGCGAAGTAGCAGGCGTCGTGCCGGGGGTGCCCACGGAATTGAAGATAGTCCGGTAGGCGTTGGCCACGTCCGCGTCAATAGACGCGGCAAGCTGCGAAATACGCGGCTTGAGAACGCGGTCAGCGAAATCGTCCAACTGTAAGGTCAATTCAGCGGACGTAAAGTTGACGCCGATATGCTTCTGAGAATCAACGCGGAGCGTCGTAAACTGCTCGTTGTCGTCCTGCACTTGCAGCGCAGCGCCGTCCGTGACCAGCGCGCGGTCAGGCAGGCGGATACGCAGCGTGGAGCCAATTTTGGCACCTTCGGCAGCAAAACTGTCGTCATACTGCCGGTTGATATTGCGCGTGATAACCAGGTTGTTCTCGAGAATTTCGAGAGCCTTCCGGGTAATCATGTCAATAGTAAGAAGTGAATTGGGCATCACTTATCTCCGATGGTCAGAAATTGCGGGATGCCTCCGCCTTCTTGATCTGTCGCAGCCGGTCAGCTTTGATCCACTCTTCCGTACTCATAGACTTGATAGAGCGCGGATCAGTAGTATCGTAAGTCGGCGCCGTGGCGGCGCGGGCGGTGACAGGGGCAATAGGGGCGGGGGCAGAGGTTGTTTTGCGCGCCGGGGGATTGGCCGCCAGGGCGGCTTCAATCTTCCCAATTTCGCGGGCTTGCATCAATGGGCTCAGCCGGGAAATCCGCTCAGATTCCTTGGGATTGGAACCGAGATGATATAGCAACTCGGGGCCAATCTCAGAAGACTGAATGGTTTGCGCCATCGCGTCCGTAACAGGAAGCGCCGGGTTGTACGCAACTTGTTCAAAGTCGGCGTATCTGTTTCGGGCTTCGTCTTCACGGTCGCGGTAAGCGTCCTGCATCTTGGCCTGGGCGGCTTCGGCTTCTCGCTGCGCGAGTAGGGCTTCGGCTTTCCGTTCGGCCAAGGCTTCGGCATAGGCGGGTGCGTTGTCAAAATCCGCGGCGTCCAACGGCGCGGCCGGCAGCGCCGGCGCGGCGAGGGGCCTTGTCTTTTGATCCCGTTCCCATTGACGTTGCGCCCGCGCCAAGCGTTTGCTTATGGCCGCGTCCAATTCCTCCTGGGTGAAGGTTTTTGGTGCGTCCGTAGGCGGGGCTTCCGGCGAAGAATTATCTGTGGCGGGCGCGGGCGTAGCCGTTACGTCCGGTTCCGGCGCGGTGGTAGCCGCTATCTCTTGCATTGCGTCAGACATAGTAGTCCCTCACGAAACCTGGTGAACCGCGCCAGTACGGTTGCCTCCGGCGGCGTTCCGCCGGGGGAAAAAGTTACGCCTTCATTTGTGCCGCCATGCTTTGAAAAGCGGCGACCTTGGCGTTAAAAGCGTCGCGTTCCGCGTCCAGCTTGGCGGCTGCTTCGGCCAAAGACTGATCTTTGGCGGCCGCGGCGGTTTCGCGCAATTTTACCGCGCGTTCGCGGCTGGCCGCCGCGGTTTCGCGCGCTAAAAGGGCTTGGTCTGCTTCTGCACTCGTGCGAGCGGATGCCGCGTCGCGTTCGTCCAGCGCGGCGGCGCGGGCTTTTACCTTCCCTTCCGCGGCTTTGGCGTCGGCAAGAATTTCGGCCGCTTGACTCCTGGCGGTCGCCAATTCCATTCCTGCGGCTTCGCGGTCCTTTTGCGCCTCGTCAACCGCGGCTAGAGCGCCTTGCCTTGTACGCAATTCATCCCGCAACTCAGTCAGCCGCGCCAATTCCAACGGTAGTTGCTTGGTGTAGTAATCTACCGGGTCAAAAGCGGGGGTTTCGTTAAGTACGCCGGGCATAAAGACCTCCTTAAGCGTAATAGCTGACGTTGATGATAGCGCCGGCAGATTGCTGGATGAAGCGAATTTTTGTCAGGTCGCCATCATACTGCAATGTCACACCGGCCGCCAAAGGCATCCCCACCGTGGCTGTCGGGGCGGTAAGATCATCACGCCAGCGAACCCCCGCGGTTTCAGGGGTGATAATGGCTATCGTAGGTTTGGCGGAAAGCCCGTTTGCGTCCGCTACAGGCACCGTAAGCGCGGTGGACGCGCTTAGCGAAGTGATCTGTTGATAGCCAAGGCAAGAAGTTATTGCCTTTAGGTTCATAGCCATAGCTAAAATCTCCTGTGCCCCGTAAAGGAACGCAATTTAATCAGATATATGTCTGTCGCCGGCGGCGAAGGCGGGGTGCCTACATACGCCGAAACAGCAAAAATATCCGACCCTACTTCTGTTGCCCCGAGTGAAACCGAGACTTTATACCCAATAAAAGCGTCGGAAGCAAGAATATCCGATCCTACCTCTGTCGCGGTTAGCGCCGCCGTTACCCCAACGGGCGCCCCCTGAGACTGAAGAAGCGTCAGCAGCGTCATGGAAGTTACTCGCTAGGCGGCGAACGCTGCTCGTTCAACAGGGCTTGCGTCTCGTTAATCTCGATCTGCACTTTCTCGGCCTGCTCCAATTCATTCAGCTTTTCGAGCGACCCCTTCAAGGTAACAAGGCTATTGATTTTCGCTTCGAGCATCGCGATCAATTCTTCTTTATCCATGGCTAGATCACCTGCTGTCTGAGATGGATGTTGAGGGTATTTAGAACCATGTGGACAAAGTAGATTTCCGTGGCGCCATCTTTATAGACCACATCGAAGGCCGTATCGCCCACCACGGCGGCACCTTGGGGATAAAGCATCATCCCCCACGGAAACATTTCTGACCGGGCAAAGTCATACGCATACCAGCGACCTATCTGGTCCCTCTGAATATACAAAATCCCGTTGTGAAGAGCGTACTTAGTGCCTGTGCTGAGCGTGTCGGCATTTGGCGCGTAAGTGATGGTCGCCCAGGTATTGCCCGCGATGTCATAGCGATGCAAGTTTGCAGTATTGCCGCCCTGGAACGAGTAGATGTAGCGCCCATTCAAGATTACGCTCTCGTTGGTCCAATCGCTTTCCTGCACCGAATGCACCCAATGCGCCGACATTCCAGCTTGAGGGGCAGCCGCCCGCGCCGCTATCGGGGATAGCGTTGACCATGTGTTGGCTGTGATGTCATAGCGATACATCGCAACGGCGTTGTTGCCGAGGTAATAAAGGAAATTGTCGTTGCCCTCGATGGCGTAGGTGCTGGTCGCGTCGGGCGTCGTGGTCCAAGTGGCGACGGTCAACGTGTCCGCCGTGTTGGCCGTGATGGTCCTAATCTGACCCGCGCCCGTGCCACCCGTAATGCGAACCTGCGAGTTAATCCACTGCGATGCGGTCCAAGTCTTGCCGGTCTGTGTCAGTGTCGTGCCGGTGGCGCTGGTCGCTGTGCCGGTGGCGAAGTTTTTGAAATCGCCATCAACAATCGAAGGTGTGGCAATCATCTTGCCGTCAGTGCCCAAAGATGCGGGTAAGCCGGTCTGCGAAAGAGTTGTCCAAGTGTTGGTCGCGTAATCATAAACACGAAACGAACCCGCCGCCAAAGTGCCAGCCCCCACCACATACCAGCGCGGCGTCAACAAGCGATAGACCGTCGAAGCGGTAAACGCGCTGGCCTGCGCCGGGACCGTTATAACCGCGTTCGTGGCAATCGTGTTGGAGGAAATCGTTATGACGGCGCCCGCGTTCGGGCCTGACAAGATGAGGACCTTGTAGCCGCGCAAGTCACGCGCCAGCGTCTGGTTGGTGATGATCGTGGTGGTGGTGCCGCCCGTTGCGGTCAGTGAAGCCGCGCCAACGGTCGAGCCGGTTGACCATGCGCCCGCCACCCCAGCCGCACCAGCACCAAACGTCCCGGCAAGAGCCGGTGAGGCAATCGGTATCCATCCATCTTCGGAGGGATTATAAATAAAAGCCTCAGTGCTACCCCGAACACAAAGTTGCTGCTGACGGAAATGACGCGATGAAGCGACGAAAGTTCCGTTTTGCGTGTTCGCGGGCAGGATAGCGCAAAATTCCCACCGCTTTAGATCGAGAATTTTCCGGTTGCCGTTTGTCGTTGCCATTTCAGGTCACCGTAATGTTGCGGCGAAGGTTATCCGCCTGAAGGTGCATTAGCGCGGGAATTTGGTCATTGGCCGCAAAGCCGCCGATCTGCGCTTGGTTCGTGAGCGTGGTCAGGGTGCCGATATTCCAAGTGCCGGTTTGTGATGCGTTAATGTTCAGGTTACCCGCCGTTGACTGCCGCACTTCCATAATCGGCTGACCAAGCGCATTCGGAAGCGCAAAGCCTATAGTCTTGGTGAGGGCCGCAATCGCAATCCGCATAGCTTCGATGGCTTCGATCAATTCGCCATATGCGGCGACCGGAAGCGGCGTGGTCGCAGAAGCATCCTCCGCCACGCCATCAGCGCCGACGCTGATCTTAACCCGCTGGTGCAGATTACCGCCGACATTATCAGCCGCAACTATCGCCCCGCTGCCGGGTGTATAACCTACGTTATCGCTCATATGCTCCCGCCATTCAAGTTGCGTGGGTTATAGACGCCGAAGTAACCTGTACCGGGTCGCTTGTTGCTACTGTAGTCGTGTTGACAATGACATCAGATGCCGAAGTCCCAACCGTTAGCCCTGTGACAATATCCGTACCGCCCGTAGCCGTCCGAATACGTGCGGCGGCCGCGGTGCCGGACGCGGCGGCCGTGGTACTTTTTGGAAACCCGCTGAAGGTCAAAACACCCCCTGAAGCTGCGCCGGCGGGGTTGTCAAACGTCACCGAAAACAGCACCGAAGCCATACCGGCGGTGCCTATCTCCAAAACGCCGGTAGCGCCGATCTGTGTAACAACGGCGCCGAGACGAGCGTTTTTAACGGCAGTAGGGTAAACGACGGCCATCTGGCAAAACCTTTCGTTTTACGCCAAAAACCGCAATTTATACAGTGTGGTGTAGTAAAGACCCGCAATTTCATCAATCACGTTCTGTATTGCGGTGCAATCTTTATCCACAACCTCATACCGGAGTTTTTCCAGCTTTTCAACTTGATCTTGAAAAAACTCGACGGCGTTGTTGGTTTTCCCTGCGGACATCAGCGCAACAGGCCCGATCAAGCCGTATTTGCCCTGATACATTTCGGCAAACTTGTCCGTTAGATCAACAATTCCGTCATAAAACCCGTTCAAAGCAACGTGTTTGGCATATGATCGGGTATTAAGGTGCGCCGAATGAGCCACATCGCGCGCCAGGAACAAAAGCCCTACAAATTCGTCGCATTTACTCATTGCATGACCCCTTGCGGCGGCATTTCAGGCTCGGCAACCGGCATTTCTCGGCCTAAAGTGGCGTTTTGCCCGACCAAATCGCCCGTATCCAGCGCCGCGGCGATAGTGCCCATGACAATATCTTGAATTTGTTCAGGCGTCATGCCGGCCTGGACCGCGGAAATACGCTTGGTTTCGGCGTCATACGCCTTGATCTGCAATTCCTGCGCCTCGACGGATTGCTCGACGCGCTGCAACATGCCGGCCATCTGATTTAGGTCTTTCATCAGGGCTTCCATTTGCATCTTGGCCGCCTGCATTTCCGGCGATTGGTCCTCTCCGGCCAAAACCTTCGGGTCAATGATCTTGG